TCTGAGGCGGTTATGACGCCAAGGCGCAAGCGGTGCCAGGCTTCATCGCCCTGTTCAACGCGGGTAACGTCAATGCCGGTGCGTGCAAGGATGATTTCAGGTGTCATGCGGCCGCCTTATTTTTCAGAAATCCGAGAGCCTTAACCGCCTCTTCTTGGGTCAGTTCTGATGATTCACGAATGTCACGGCGGAATATTTTTGAACACAGAGGCAGCAGGTCGTCATCCCATGTCTTATTCATCGCAATAAGAACGTCGTTAATCTCTTTGATGATTGCTGTTTCTGCCGGGGTAATATCGCGTTCTGGCTGGCGTTGTGCGGAAAAGTTAATACCTTCTTCGCTTTCGGTGTTCACGTGGTCTATAGCCGCGTCCAGGCGCTCACGGCGTGGCCAATATTTCGCAGCCTGTTTAACAACAGTCTTGAGGATCATCTGCTCTTCGTCTGTGAGCCACGGGCATGATGTGCCTTTGTTCTTGTAGGCTTTCCATGCTTCTGAGCGGTCTCGAATCGCGTAGATATCAGCAATGCGCATCGTGTGAGTCAGGTAGTCGCCGTCGTCGCTTTTGATAACGACGTAGGCACCTACAATGTCGCCGCGCTGTTCTGCGGTGTCGAAATCGTTGTAAATATGAACCGGTGGCTTATCCAGACCTTCGCGGTGAAACTGATCGTTCTTACGGACAATTGCCGACTGGCACCACTTGATAGCCCCGGATTGCTGCGCAATGTGCATCAGGCCCATGTAGCTGATGTCGAGACAGATAGCCCCTTTGCGCGGAACCAGATAAGCCAGCTTCTGAGCAGGGTTAAGGGACACGCCAATCCCGGCAACATTCATTACAGCGCTTCTGGTGCTAACCGGGTTACCGATGGCGACTTTAGCCAGGTAATCGTTGTTGGCGAAAATCTGCATTGCGAACTCAGATTCACGCCTGAAATTGATAGAGGGTTCAGAGCAAACCTGCTCAAATTCAGCCTTTAGTGGATTCACCAGGCTAAATATCTGTTCGATGAGTTGAGTGGCCATTATTGCTCCTCTTCGATGTTGAGTTGATGCCGGGAGATAACTTCAACCATGTAGCGAACGTTAGCTGCCATCCGCTCCTGAAAATCCACGTCATCGTCGAATGCGCGGCTTATCGCCTGTTTGCTGGCGCCTCGGCGTTGAAGTTCGTCAATGCACAGCGATTCCAGCAGACGGAGAGGGAGACCTTTCTCCATGTCATCAGCGAGCTCAGATTCTTTCTCTTCGCGCGCCAGCTGCTGGTAATGCTGGTTCCAGGATTGCTCTTCAATCCGGTCCTGAAAGTGATAAGCCGCCATAAACACCTCAGTAGCTGATCCCGGTATGTGGGATATTTCCGTCTTTAATCGCAGTCAGGACTTCAATCGCCTGATCGCGGGTTAGGCTGGTATTGGCCAGCAAAGCCTTGACGATTTCAGTACCGACAGCTTTGCGATGCTTAACGTCGGCTTCGCGGCGCGCCTGCTCATCAGCTTTGCGCTTCTCTTCGGCCAGGCGGGCCTGTTCACGCTGCTCTGCCTCTCGGCGGATGCGGTCGGCTTCTTCCTGAGCCTTGCGGCGCTCTGCTTCCACGGCGGCCTGTTTTTCACGCTCAGCACGTTCAGCTGCTTCTCGCTGTTCGCGTTCGGCCCGCTGCTGAGCTTCAATACGCTCACGTTCTGCGCGCTCTTTTGCCAAAATCGCCTCGCGCTCTCTGGCGGCCGCAGCGTCAATTTCACGCTGTGCCTTTTCAGCTGCTTCACGTTTGGCTTTCTCTTCCGCCTGACGTTTAATCTCTTCTTCGCGGGCAATGCGCTGGCGTTCGGCTTCGGCTGCTTTATCTGCGCGTTCGCGGTCAATATCTTTATCCATAAGCAGGGCCATTTCGTGGTCCGCTTCGAACTTGGCCGCCAATTCCTGATCGAACTTGATGTTCATTTCCAGCGCTTCGGCGTGCAGCGCGTTCATGGCTTCTTCCGCCTTAATGCGTTCCTGTTCGGCTTCCCATTCAGTCAGCGGGCGGCGCACTTCATCTTTCAGCGCATCGAGACGTTCACGGACAACGCGGCGGCTTTCGTCGATTTGCTTTGGCAGGGCCTTCAGCTCAGCGACCAGGTCTTTACCGGCGTTGTCGATGTACGTTTTTGAGCGCGCCACTTTGTGAGCCATTGAAGCGATAGCGTCGCGGCCTTTTTTGGTCGTCACATCAGGCACCAGGCTGCGAGCCTCTTTTTCGATCGCTTCGATAAGCGGGTCGAGCTGGTCGTTATTGGTGAAAACCGCCATCGCGTTCTTTTTCTCGATGACGACTAAATCCATTATTTCGCTCATGGTTTCCCCTGAAATTTGGTTGTAAGAATCCCCGGCTCGATATAAGCCGCCTGATAGCTCAGTTAAATTCGTGCGCTGATATGCGCGGGTTAATGCGTCCCGGCGGGTACCAGGTTTGGCTCGACGTTTCGTGATGCGTATGGCCGGCGAATGTGGCGCAAATTGCCTTGTGGCTCGTGCCAGTAGCTGCCGTCGCGGTAGTCGAAGCTGACAAGCCAGGCGGCGCCGGTGCGGTTATTGCGCATCATCACGGCACGACCGTTGTTTGGAATTGCTTTAGCCATGGAATACCTCCCACAGTGACGCCAGGAATTTGACTGCTGCTATCCATGTCGGAATCATCAGCAGAACGACGATAACCAGTGAACGAATGCCGTTTCTGCTCATACATCCTCCCGAACCTTGAGCATGGCGTCGGCAACCAAGAATGCATCTCTTGCCACGCACTGCGCATGATTTTCATTTATGAGATCCCACATGCCATGGTTGGCCAGCATTCCCTGCATCGCCTTTGCTGCGAAGTAATCTCTCAGCGTCATGCCTTCTTCCTGATACTGAAGGACGTTATTTTGACCGTCGTATTCCCACTGCTGACGTGGGAAAGCTTGTCCGCCTGTTTCTTTGCTCATTTGCCACCCCAGCACTGAACGCTGACATAGACGATGGCAACCAAAAACGGAACGACCTTTAACCAAAAATTACGCCATGCAGGCTTGTCTTCTTCGCGGATCATCTCTTCACCTTTGCCTTATCGCGGCTAACGGGACGTTTTGACTTCACCCCGGCGTTGCCGGTGTTGTTTGGATGAGTTAATTTAAAACCATAGTTGTTTTGTAGTCAACAACAATAGTTGTTTAAATGGCTGGAATGGTTTTACTTGGTTGTTTTTATTGGTTATTTATTTTTGTAAAGCGTGCTGGTAAGCTCAAAAAAACGCCAAAGAGGGTAGCGCCATGTCGAATGAGGATGAGTTTTTCGCAGAGATGCACCCGCAGATTGCGCAGGTTATCGGGATAGCGGTTATGCAACTGCTGGTTGAGAAGCGCGAGCCATCAAGAGAGGCGCTGATAGAGATGATTCAGGTGTTGTGGCAGGGAGACCGGGCAGATCTGGCTGTGGAGCTGGCACTGGATGTGCTGATGCTGCGGAAAGAGTAGGGCAGTAAAAACCCGGCGCGGTGGCCGGATCAAAAGTTATGCTGCAGTTTGCAATATTAACCTTGCTGCATGCTCGGCAGTGCTTACAGAAGTGATTGATACATCGTAGGTGTTAGCCAAGTCCTGTAAAGAAAGGTACGCACTATTTATTGATGCTATGTGCCTATCATTGTATGCAGGGCTATCATCTTCCGGTTTGTAGATAATCATTTGATGAGTTTCTCTTGGAAAAATATCGCCTTGCCTTTTTATCATTGATAAGTCAGATATTTTTGCTTTTCCATCCTTGACCTGCTCATTCAAGTTGTGGGGTAACAGTTTTCCGGTGTTGATAGCTGCATGATCGCTTAGATAGAAAATTTTGGCCGGTCTGTGTCCATCACTAAAGGTGAAGCTTCTATTGAAAAAAATATCCCTGCGTCCGTCAGCGCTGATAACCGCATCAAAGATTTGAATTGGCCACCTGTCTTTAGTTCTTGATTGCTTAGCTGGCAACCCATCGGAATCTTCTTCAGACTCAAGGAGTGATGACAAACTCGATGACAATGATACCGCTTGGCGGAGTATGCCAACAGGGCTTGATGACGCAGCATTCCTTACGGCGCTTATAGTGACGCCTGTAACTGGAGGATGCCATGATACGAAATCCCCCTTAGCAGCCAGATGCAACTTCAAACTCGACAAAATCAGATCAACCACATTGATAAATGCTGGTGCTTTGAAGCCATACATAGCTTCTATAACTTCTTTTCTGATTGCCGGCTTAACTAAAATATCACCAGATGATGTTATCGTGGCAACTGCTACCGTGAGCCGCTCTCCTGAGCCGATCATTGGTTCAAGATAAACAGATGCCCAGCGCCCTGATGTTGCAGGCATAGCAGGAGCTGACTTAAGAAGCTGATCAAGATTTAGCATCGTATATCATCTGTGTTTGTTGGGGCTTGATTTGATCATAAAGAATGTCTCCTAGTAACTCAATTCTAGATGAAAGGAAAGACATTATTTGATTTTTCTCTTTACCTTGAACTGTTTCGGATATCTCTCCATCTAATAGCGTTAGGGTGTTACTCTTGCAAGACATGGTCCAAGCTCTCGCCTCATTTGCCATCATCTGAACGGCTATATCATTACTTCTATCGAGTATGTAAGTTGCTACCTGCAGCAATTGATTGGAGTAATAATCTATCCCGAAAAGGTCAGGGGCAAGACCTTGGGGAATTGCCGATTCATGGTCTATCAGGAAGAAACCATCACCATTGAAAAGCAAGTTTCCGTTGTGACGGTCATCCATCGCAATCCACTCATCAAAATAGCTAGCTTTTTTCAATAACGGCCATGATGCCAAAGCATCAGAAACGGCATGATCTGAAGAGTTAGAAACATACTTCATGAAACTCGGATAGGTAGCATCAACACTACCAAAAAATGCTTTGTTTGAGCTGTCAAACAGTAGCACTGGCTCGGGTATAGGCAGGGATAGAGCTCTTCCCAAGGCTGCGCAGGTTATTTCTATAGAAATGCTCCTAGAAGATATTTCTTTTGCAAAAACAACAATCTCTTCTGGTTCGCTATTTTCTTTTATCAAAAGAGCAACGCCCTTTATCGGGTGATGTTGCCCTTCTTCAATTGCAATGCCGCCAGGTAGTAACCTTCCTATTCTGATCACATTTAAGCCTCTAAGTTATTGCTATCTTCTCATCACCCAAACACCTTGTCAGTCCACTACCGACTACCCATGCTTCCTGTACGTCTTCGGCATTACCAAAAACACATCGAACTACCGGTCTGGCTTATTCAAAGTCATCCCGCTCATCCCTTCGCTTGAAGAAAATCTTATCTAGCCTGAGCACGATCCCTACCAGCCCGATAATCAGTAAAGTAATGAGTATTGGGATAATCAGATCAGACATGCTTCCTCTTCGTGCTAAGGCTTTACCCATGCTTCCTGTACGTCTGCGGCATGCTGCCGATCACCTTGCCGAACACGAACACCCGGTTCATCTCGTCTTTTTCGATCGGGTCCCAGGCTGCATAGCTCTTGTTATCTGAGATAACCAGCAGCTTGTCCTTCATCTTCTGCAGGCGCTTGACGTGAGCAGTGTCGTCGTACAGGAAGGCGTATATCCCGTCGCCGTCGAAGCTCTTAACGCTGATGTCGACGAACAGCAGATCACCCGGCTCAATCGTCCCAGACATGCTGTCGCCCCGGACGTTGATGATCCGGATGTTCTCAGCCTTGCGCCCATCGAACATGTGGCGCGCTTCCGCTGGCGCATATTCAACGGAGTGGAGAATCTCCACGAACTCCTGATTCACAATGCCCGGGCCAGCACTGACGGCCAGATCCAAAATGTCGACCCTGAACACATCATGATTCATATGTGATGGCTTCTTATCATCTTCACCATCATCTCTCATGGCGCCAGTTCCCGAAGAAAGCCACTCAGGCCTCACCCTTAAAGCCTTGGCTATATCGAGCAATTTTGTGGTCTGAGCAGCCCTTCCAGTTTCAATCTTCTGGATCGCAGCCTGACTAACCCCAACAGCATCTCCCAGAGTCTTCTGGGTCATGTCGGCAGCCTTTCTGGCTTCTCTTAATCGTTCTGCAAGTGTCGTTTTCATCTTCTCAATTTACAACCATGGTTTTATAGCGGCAAACGAAAATGGTTGTTGACTAAATACAACTAAGGTTTTATTCTTTGTTTGTATTTACTACGGAGGTTGTCATGAACCCAACCATTAAAACCGCAATTAATATTGTCGGCTCTCAGAAAAAGCTTGGTGAAGCCTGCGATGTTTCTCAGCAGGCGGTTTACAAGTGGCTCCACAACAAGGCAAAGGTTTCGCCTGAACATGTAAACAGCATCGTAAATGCAACTAATGGGGAGGTTCAGGCGCATCAAATTAGACCAGACCTTCCAAAGCTGTTCCCTTCTCCGAAGGGCGTTCCGGCCGCCTAACCAGCGGCCCTTCAAACACCACCAGAGGAAGTATCACAAATGGAGAGTTCAACGACACGCAACAAAGTGGAGGCTCGCAGGATAGAAAGCTGGTTACACAGCCAGATAGCTGAACTGGGAACCACGAAGATCGCCAAAGTGGCCGGAGTGAATAAGTCGACGGTGAGTCGCTGGCGAGAAAGCCTGCTGCCGAACATGTCGCTGCTGCTGGCCATCCTGATTTCTAACAGGCCGGGAGAGAAAGGTGACTTTGAAGCATGAGTGGGAACAGAAAGGCGAAAGCCGCAGTGCGGTAACACTAACGGCTTTCTTCGCGAATTAACTGGATCAATTCACAGGAGTAATTATGAGTTCACTTTACCAGCATTACAACCAAAAAGATAAAAACGGAACCGGCATCAAGGTGAACAGGACGTTTATCGTTCCCCTGAAAGAGCTGTACGTCGAACCCGGACTGAATATCCGCGAAATCGACCAGGATCACGTCGCTGAGTTCCGCGATGCGTTTATCGCCGGCGAGTCGGTTCCGCCGCTGGACGTCCAGGTTACCGAGAAGGGCGTGAAGGTAATCGACGGTCACCACCGCTATTTCGGCGCCATTGAAGCGACGAAATCAGGGGCTGACATCATCCGTCTTGAGTGCAAAGACTTCGTCGGGAACGAAGCTGACCGGATCGCCTTCATGGTTACCCGGAACCAGGGCAAGCCTCTCACTGCTCTGGAACGCGCAGCTGCATATCAGCGTTTGAGAAATCAGGGGTGGGAGCCGGATGAGATCGCGAAGAAGGTTAAGCGTTCTCTGTCCGACGTCGACTATCACCTGCATTTGCTGACCTGCGGAGAAGAGCTGATCAGCATGGTTCGTGCCGGCGAAGTATCCCCGACAACCGCGGTTGCACTATCCCGCGAGCACGGCCCCCAGGCGGCCTCTGTAGCTGTTCGCCAGATGGATAAGGCCAGAGCATCGGGTAAATCGAAATTAACCCGCAGCGCGGCGCTGCCGCAGTTTAGCGCAGCAAAGGCGCGCCAGTTTCTCCAGATAGTCGCTGATCAGACTGACATTGAACTTCCAGCTGATGCGCGCGCCATCCTGGACAACTATCGCGAATTCCTGAAAGAGGCCGGCTGGGAGAGTGAAGCATGAACACCGCAGAAATACTCAACTTCCCCATGGCCGATATGGGGATACAGGAGCAACGTGTGGCCGACACAGACGATGGTTACACCCGTCTGGCGAACGAGCTTTATGAAGAGCTTATCGGTGCGAACCTGACCAAAAATCAGGCCAAGGTAGCTCATGCATACTGCCGGAAAACCTACGGGTTCAATAAAAAAATGGACCGTATCGCTGACACTCAGATCGCGAAGATGACCAGGCTGCCACGTCAGAAGGTCAACGTTGCCAAAAAAGAGCTTCTCTCAATGCATGTTCTGGTTGAAGAGGGTGATCTCATTGGCCCTAACAAAAACCTCCATGAGTGGGCTTTACCTGAAACCAAGAAGGGACCTCAGTGTAACTACGGTGGTGACGCAGACTGTCACCACGATAGTGACAGTCACCACGGTGGTGACAGTGTCCCTATGGCGGTGACAAAAAGTGTCACCAAAACGGTTACAGCGATGTCACCAGAACAGGGACACACAAAAGACAATAAAGACAATATTAATAACCCCCCTAAATCCCCCCGGGCGGTTTCGTTCGATGCATCAGCTGTTCAGTTGCCTGACTGGCTTTCTGCAGAAATCTGGTCGTCATGGGTGGCATACCGTCGTGACCTGAAAAAGCCGATTAAGTCTCAGCAGACAGTTACCCAGGCTATCAACCTGCTGGACCGCTGCCGGCTGAACGGTTACTCCCCTGACGAAATTATTAACCAGAGCATCGCTAATGGCTGGCAAGGCCTGTTTGAGCCGAAAGGCGCCAGACCGCAACGCCGACAGGAGTCACGTGTCACCGAGCGATTCGCTGACAAAGACTACGGAAAAACCGAACTTCCGGACTGGATGAGGGATCAACAATGAACCTGGACGAACGAATCACCCTGGTCGAAAAACAGCTGCAGGAGCTGTCACAGCCGGCGCTGGACATCCCAAACACTGAAGTCATTAAGCAGTTAGTGGTCTGCGAAAAGCACGGTGACTATGAGCAACGCCAGCGCGTATCAACTGGCCTTGTCCGTCTGCCAGGGGCGCCGACAAGCTGCCCGGGATGCCTGAAAGATGAGCTCGTTTTCCTGCGAAACGAGAAGGCTAAAACGGATGACAGAACTCGCACTGCGAATGTTGAACGCCTGATGCTGGAGCTCAAGGTCCCGGCCCGGTTCGAAGCCTGCACTCTGGATAACTACCAGCCGGTGAGCGAAGAAGCGGCGCGGGCGCTGAAAGTCTGCCGAGCGTACGCCAGCCGCTGGCCAGATCGCCGGAAGAACGGTGGCGGCCTGGTTATGTGCGGCAAACCCGGCACGGGGAAAAACCACCTGGCCTTTGCCATTGCGAAAAGCGTTATCGCAGAGCACCAGAGTCCGGTCGTGTTCACCACTGCGCTGAAAATCGCCCGGGAGTTTAAATCCACCTGGTCAAAGACGGCGACCCGCTCCGAGGAAGACGTGATCCGCTTCTTCACCAAGCCGGACCTGCTGATTATCGACGAGGTAGGCATTCAGTTCGGCAGCGAAGCCGAGAAGATGATCATGTTTGAAATCATCAACACCCGCTACGAGCGCCTGAAGCCGACGATCCTGATCAGCAACCTGCCGAAGGATGAGCTGACACAGTTTATCGGTGAGCGCGTCATCGACCGCATGAACGACGGCGGCGGCTGCACGATTTCGTTTACCTGGGACAGCTATCGGGAGAACCGGTCATGACTGGAAAAGACGCAATTCTGAACTACCTGAAAACGCATAAAACCTGCAGTTCTCCAGATGTCGCCGCGGCTTCAGGAATGACGCATACCTGCATCAACCAGGCTGCAAATATCCTGGCAAAGCAGGGGGTGCTGGTAGCTGAAGCTCGGGTGTGGCGGACGGTTTACTACCGGCTGGCCACGGAAGAAGAAATTTCAGGCAGGAAGAGCACCAATCAGATTTTCAACGAGTGTCGGCAAAGCCCGGCGATGAAACGGGTACTGGCTGTTTACGGGAGAGCATCAGCATGACTATCACATTACAGGCAGTAAACGAGCTCATTCAGTCGCTGGAGAGCGCAGGCGAACTGTCAATCAAAGAACGTAAGTATCTGGAGCTGGCGAAAGCGTATGTGCAGCTGGCTGCGGAGAATGTGGCAATCAAAACCATGAATGATTGCCTGTCTGAAGAATTGCGTGGTTATGAGTCTGATGGCGCTTTTGAGGGGCCGATGATGCACCTGTTGTGGTGGCAAGCCGAAATCCCCGCCACCTCCGCTTATCTGGCCGGGATTAAGGCTGATGGGGTGGAACAGGCGGCAAACGAATGTTATGGCGCAGGTTATATCTGCGAAACATTGCTGGCGTACGCCCAGCAGCTGCGCGAGGGGGCTGACAAATGAGCAACGCTATCGATGCACATCTCACTGACGAAGTGATCAACGCCGCATTCGAAAACACTAATTTCGGGCGAGACGACTATCGCACCATCCTGGCGGAAACCGTTATGAAGCGAGCCGCCGGTTATCACTCTGGCTGGACGGCGACGACCATTTGCACTCGCCTCAAACTGCTGGGTAAACAGGAGCGGCCAACAAAGCTCGGTCTGACGTTCGCCTTTCATCACTACTACCGCCAGAGCGTACGCGATGCGCTGATGCCAAAACAGGAGCCTTCAGCATGAACAAAATCACAGAACTACCGGTAACACGCAACGCTACCTACGGATTCTGGACCCATCCTTGCTTTGACGAGCTTTGCGGCGACCGCGAGGGGGTTACGACCGCAGAGTTTAACGAGTGGTGTGATGTCAATGGCCTGCAATCCTCCATGTCATTTCTGGAATGTAGCGACGATGAAGAGGCCCGCGCCGAGTATGAAAGCGGCGAAGGTTCATTCACGAAGTGGAGCCCAGATCGCCCGGACGGCGACGGCTGGTTTGTCGGTTCGATTCATGACACAGAAGACGGCCCGGTATGCATCTGGTTTCGCAATGTCGAAGGTGGTGCCGCATGACAACTGATATCACCGAACTGGCGCAGAGAGAGAAATTCGAAGCGTGGTGGGAGCGTACTCAGCATAACGGCAATCCTCCTCGTTTTGGCTGGGAATCCTGGCGTGATGGCGAAGGCTATAAGGTTGACGATGACGAATCCGAGCTTGATGGAATGTGGGAGGCATGGAGAACGGCTGGCGCTGATCTGGTAGAGGCGCTGGAGAACGCGCAGGCCAAAATCATCGAATTGCAACAGGGCTGCGAAAACGATCCGCGTACTCACGAAATTATCGACCTGCAGGAGCGAATCGCAGAGCTGGAGTCCCGCACCGTGAAGCTGCCAAAGCCGCACGCCCACTTAATCTGGATTCAGGCAGGTCATGCGCCAGATGATTATTGGGATGATGTAGCGGTATCGCATAGCGAGAAAGACCGTTGTTGCGATGGTTCAGAGCGCTATCCAGTTTATGCATGCTGGGAAATTGAAGAGATGCTGTCCGACGCTGGCATCAAGTGGGAGGCTGAGTGATGTTGACGCTAAAACACTTTATGGACCGCCCAACCTGGGCGGCTGCAGCCGGGTATCAGTTTAATTACTTTGACTGCATGGCCCACACGGCAAATCTATACGGCAATGTGTTTGCAGCTCTACGGGATGTATGTGTTGGCTTTCCAGATACTGAGGTTAGAGAGCTTCCCGGCGTGATTATTGTGCTGATTGCCGCCATCGCTGGAATCATTGTCTGGCCGCTTATCTTTTGGGTTGTCGCAATTCAGGTATGGCTGAAGTGCCGAAGAATGCGCCGGCGTTATCATTTTGGCGGCGATATGACGAATGTCGCGAAGAATAATCTCGCGGTGTGGATGCGTAACTGCGATAGAAAATGGGGAGCCAACCAATGACCAGCAAATTTAGCATCGACAACAGAGAGCTGCTTCAGAGAATCAGTAGCGGAGAGGCTGTTGTGGGAATTGATTTTGGTAATCTAATTGTCAGGGAGCTAGCTGCATTCAGGCTGGCCGCAATGGACAGCGAGCCAGATTGCAAGGAGCGAAAACTTTTCTGTTCAACCGATACAGCAAGGATGAGGAAGGTAATCTCTGTCTCTGCTGGGACCGAGGATGCGCCGCTCTATCGCCACGCGCAGCCAGCGCTGGTAGTGCCGAATGGTCTGCGTTTGGCCCTCAGTAACGCCGGTATAGCAGCGCCTGAATCAGATGAGATGCTAGCGGCAACCTGTGAAAAGCATATTCAGGCGCTGGTTACCTGGGTGAAGGACAGGAAGCCGTTCCAGTCAGCACCGGTAGTGCCATCTTTTGAAGAATGGCTTTCAGCTGCTAATCGGAAGCCCATCGGATGGGTTAAAGACGCAATGCGTGAGGCGTATGACGCCTGCCGCGCCGCCATGCTCCAGACTGGCAACTCTCCGGTAATTCCGGATGGTTACGTGATGGTGCCGAAGGAGCCAACGCAAGCCATGTGCGCTGCATTTAACGATAGCGACTACGGACGCAAGTCTTTGCGCGAGCGTTATGTCGCCATGCTCGCAGCCGCCGCGCATGATACCCCCGCTCTGAACTCTGTACAGAGCGTCGCTACCGTGCCGGGCAAATGGGTTCCGGTAAGCGAGCGGATGCCGGAAACGGACGGCAATTATTGGGGGTGGTGGAGCGAGAGCAAAAGGCAAGGGCCCGTGTGGTTTATCAAAAGCGAACTGCAGGCGCAGTTTCAGAGCCATGAAATAACCCACTGGATGCCGCTGCCAGCCGCCCCGCAGGAGGTTAACCATGGCTGAGTTACGCGCAGGTTGTCAGGCGATGATTATTGGTGGCTTCTACCGCACCAATGATGGCAAGTCAGTGCTGGTTGTAGGTTTCGTGCCGAATGGCTCCCGGTTTACCTGGAATGGCGAAGTGTACGCCGAGCCGGTGCCGATGGGTGATGCATGGTTAATCTCTGGTGACCTGATAGTTCGGGATGGGGATACCGGAGAAGCAAAGAGACTGGACTTTGGCTTGATACCAGCACAATACCTGATGCCCATCGACGGCGACGACTTCAGCAATGAAGACCAGTACCAGAAGGGACTGGAGCATGCCTAAATCCCCCGCAGAACGCAAAGTCCCAGCCCACCGTTAGGTGGGTTTTTTGTTGCATGTCCGCAACTGAAGAGCAAAACGTGCTGTCCATGCTAAAAAATAAGCTCTTGCAACAACGTCCAAAACGAAGCCAGAAGCGCTACAAGAGGCGATGATCAAAGACGCATCCTGGTATACGGTGATTTTGGGTGTTTTTGGGGGATTTCTAAGGCCATTATGGGCGAGTAAGATTCAACCAAAGGTTGAAGGATTACCTTTGAGGTAATAAACTCAGGCTCAATCAGTATGAACTATGGCTTGGATGGAATGTTGGGATGGTTGATTCAATGGATACCGCTAAAAAAGTAAAGTTTGTCGAAGAGGCTGATAGCTTTGTCGATGTCTTTGCTGAAATTGCATCGATTACAACATATGAATCGCAAAGCGGAAGCCTTGTAAACATCTGTTTTATGCGTGATTTTATAACACCATATTTCGATGATAATGGGCAGCCAAGCTCTTCGCAGCTTTCAACTAAAAAGGTCGCCTCTGTAACGTTAGAGAACTCTAGGGCAAAGGCTTTGTATGAAGCCTTGGGTGCGGCGTTAAAAAAACAAGGAGGAGGAAAATGAATCAAGCAATAACCTTCTCTAGCACTACAATGGACCGTTTTACAAATGCGGGATCTAGGACAAAAGTGCGACGAGTAGTTGCATCTGTTGTTTCTCACACTGAGATGATTGGAACTGGTGCAATTACCGGTATCGTGATTAGCCGGAAGCCATGTGGTTTCAATTTTGACCTTGCCAAAATGACTTTGGGTATAGAATCTGAAGAGATTTTAATGCCATCTAATTTGCATTCCGTTGAAGATCTTGATGCTTGGTTAATGGGGTTGAATCTTGAATGAATGTTGGCTTTGGAAAACAATTCCTTAAGGAACTTCAGCAATACCCTCAACCAGATAGAAAAAAAATCCTTTCTTTTGCACAAAAAGTGAGAGATGAGGGATTTGCTAACCTACCTGGGCGTAACAAGTTTTCTGATGATGTTGACACTGATGACCCTGAATTTTTACTAAAAGTCAGATATGTTCATAAACACTGCCTATGGCATTATCATATAGGCATTATCGAATATGATATTACTAAGCCGCTTGGTGATCAGACTTCAGAGTACGTTGTCCACTATAGTCGAAAAGAGGTTAATTCTATTAAATTGGTTGATTATTCCGCTCATCCTCCGTTTAGATTGCCGACTATAACTTATCTCGATTGAACCCGCCCTCCGGCGGGTTTTTGCTTTCTGTAACCACTAAATCACAAACCTCACTTCGTCTGGGTTTTTATCGCCTATGCTCGTTTTGCAATTTGGGTTATAGCTCGTCATAATCCCTCTGTCAGTCTGGGCAACTGACGACTTTACCCCGGCGCCAAGTGGGGACACATGGCGCAAACACTGCAATTTGAGAAGAGTTATCAAAACGTACTGATTCCCGCAGAGCCGGGAACCAGCGAATACCTGCAACTTATTCCCGTAGGGCAGCTGCTTTGCGGTGAGTTCCGCAAGCCCCGGAATTACGCATTCCACAAGAAGTTCTTCAAACTTCTGACTCTCGGGTATCACTACTGGACGCCTTCCGGTGGACTCATTGAGCCCGCTGAGCGCACCCTCATATCCGGGTTTATCGACTTCCTTTCATCCGACCTCGATCAGCGCGCTGCGCTCCAGAACGCCTCCGAGATGTATCTCTCATCGGTCGGTATCTCCCGTTCCCGCGATATGGCGCTGCTGAAACACTTCGAATCCTTTCGCGAGTGGGCAACCATTCAGGCTGGCTTTTACGACGAATACCAGATGCCTGACGGCAGCCGTCGTCGTGTCGCAAAGTCGATCTCCTTCGCCAGCATGGACGACAGCCAGTTTAACGGCGTCTACAAATCAGTGCTGAATGTGCTCTGGAACTACATTCTGCGTCGCAAATTCCACTCGCCGGCTGAGGCTGAAAATGCCGCCAGTCAGCTGCTGAGCTTTGCGGGGTGATGTTGATGAAATACTCATGGTTTCAGCATCCCGAATGCACTGCGGAGCAGGCAGAACAGTTGGTGTCCAGATATCAGGCGCGTGGCATCGTCACCAAGAAAAGCCTTAACCCGGATTATCTGAGCTGGACGGTCAGCGCCAGGCTGCCGGTTTGTGCTCGACCGGAGTATACGCCGCGATCACTTCGTCAACGGATTTGGGGGTAAGCATGGCTAATCTTCGCAAAGCGGCGCGCGGCCGCGAATGTCAGGTTCGTATCCCGGGTGTCTGCAACGGCAACCCTGAAACCACGGTATTGGCCCATATCCGCATTGCTGGATTGTGCGGGACGGGGATTAAGCCGCCTGATCTGATCGCCGCTATCGCCTGTTCATCCTGTCACGATGAAATAGACCGCCGCACGCGCCTGGTAGATGCGGAGTATGCGAAAGAGTGCGCACTGGAGGGAATGGCCCGAACGCAGGTTATCTGGATGAAAGAGGGGCTGATAAAAGCATGAACCAATATCGCATTTCATTACCCTGGCCACCAAGCAACAACCGTTACTACCGGCACAACCGGGGACGCACACACATCAGCGCGGAAGGGCAGGCATACCGCGACAGCGTCGCCAGAATCATCAAAGACTCGATGCTTGATATCGGCCTGGCCACACCACTGAAAATCCGTATTGAGTGCCACATGCCGGATCGCCGGCGCCGCGACCTGGACAACCTGCAAAAGGCTGTGTTTGACGCGCTAACGAAATCCGGCTTTTGGCTGGATGACCAGCAAGTGGACGACTATCGGGTTAAGCGCATGTCAATAGTGAAGGGTGGGCGCCTTGACCTGACCATCGTTGAGTTGGAGGCCGCATGAACCAGGACGTAATCGACCGCATCCGCGAACGCTGGAAAAAGCTCCGCCTCCTGCGTAGCCGCGGAACCGTGCTGGTTGACTACAAAATATTACGCAATTTCGTCAGTATCTATAAGCGCCTGGGAGAAACATCATGACAGCTCAATACTTGGAATTTGTTCGCCAGCAGCTGATAGTGGCCACCGCCGATCTGAGCGGTGCGACGAAAGGGCAACTGGTAGCATTTGCTGAGAATGCTCAATTCGCAGCGACGGCGCGCAGCCGGGGAAGGAAGAAAGTAGCCGATCCGGTCACTGGCCGCATGGTAAACCCATCAAACCCGCCAATCCCCGGGCAGCAGTCCCACGCGAAAGGCTCCGCAATAGCCCTCGTTATGCCCGTTGAGTACTCGACAGCCAGCTGGCGCCGCGCGCTGCTGTCGCTGGAAGAGCACCAAAAAGCCTGGCTGCTCTGGAACTACAGCGACAATATCCGCTGGGAGCATCAGGAAACGATAACCCGGTGGGCGTGGGAGCAGTTCAGCCAGCAACTGGCCGGCGTGCGCATCGCAAAGAAAACGGTCGATCGCCTGCGTCAGCTTATCTGGTTGGCGGCGCAGGATGCGAAAGCGGGGCTGGCTGGGCGAGACCAGTATCAATATGGCGACCTGGCGGCAATGGTGGATGTAGAGGTGAAAAACTGGTCCAAGACGTTTACCGCCCATTGGGAGGCCATGCTCGCGGTGTTTAGTCAGCTTGATCGTGATGCATTGCTTTCCTTAACAAAAACACGTTCGGAACAAAAATCGACATTTTCGCAGCAGAGTATTGCAAAAGTAGATTAAATGCGTCATATTTGAGTCTACTTTGATATGCTGCCTTAACTTTAAGTGGCGGCATAAAGAATAAAAAGAGCCCTGGCGGAAACGTCGGGGCTTTGTCGTTTCTGGGTCAGAAGCACAGCGGTTGTGCGTTCGGCTGTTAACCGAATGGTCGAAGGTTCGAATCCTTCCTGTCCCGCCAGATATGGAGCACGGGCATTCTCGCCTAAAATAAGTCCTCCCCGGGTGCTGAGTTGATCGCCAGCCGTTGCTCCACGAAACGGAGCCCATAACAGGTAAGAGCATTGACCGAGCCTAAAAGTAATTGGCAAATACCCTCTCAGGGGTTAGTCATATCGGGACTGCAGTCGGCGCAGCTGAGATAGAGCCACAATGCAGCGCTCAGTGCTCTTTCCGTTGTGGTGTATTACCGGTGCTACCGGTTTTGAGACTCCCCTCTAAGAGGCCGTCACTTCTGGCAAACAGGCGAGCAGACGGAAGTGTAGGTAGTGGGTAAAATTCCCACGCCAATTCGCGCGAAAATTCGGTGGAAATCCGCAAAGGCTTCGCAACCTTCACCACAACCTATCCCTCTACCTTGGGACCCTTACGGCTACCGCGCCGTCATTATTTACCCTTGGTATTTCTTCCCGCCTTGAGCGGGTTTTTTATTTGTGCCGCCAGAACGTCATTCACTCTGTGCTTTGTCGTTAATCCATCTGGCGGCCATTCCCTACTTCACACAGCGCCATCCGAACTATCGGAGGTGAGGCTATGAACAGAATGAGCACCCTATACAGCAGACTCTCATACGGCACCGGGACCGCACTGACGGGCTGCGGTGTCTCAGCAAAGGCATATGCCGATGTAGCAAAAACAGAGGTGTGGATTTTGGCCGACAAAGTGGCGGGAATGAGCCTGAGTGACTGGGCGATCGTTGTCGGTATTGCGTGCACTGTTATTACCTGCGGCGTGAACTGGTATTACCGGCGTAAAGAGCGGGAGGATCGGCTGAATGGCTATGTCACCAAAGCTGAGGAATAGCGTTATTGCTGCCGTTGGCGGTGGAGCAATTGCCATTGCGTCAGCACTCATCACCGGGCCGACCGGTAACGATGGTCTGGAGGGTGTGAGATACAACCCTTATCAGGACGTGGTGGGTGTCTGGACTGTCTGCTATGGCCACGCCGGCAAAGACATCATGCTCGGCAAGAAGTACACCGAGGCTGAATGCCGCGCACTGCTCAATAAAGACCTGAACAGCGTTGCCCGTCAGATTAACCCGTACATCCAGAAGCCGATCCCGGTAACAATGCGCGGGGCTCTCTACTCATTCGCCTATAACGTCGGCGCCGGAAACTTTCAGACCTCCACGCTGCTGCGAAAAATCAACCAGGGCGACCAGAAAGGCGCATGTGACCAATTGCGCCGCTGGACCTACGCCAAAGGCAAGCAGTGGAAAGGCCTGATAACCCGCCGCGAGATTGAGCGTGAGGTTTGTTTGTGGGGGCAGAAATGAGCCGCTTAACCGCCATTATCAGTGCAGTGGTTATCCTGCTGCTTTGCTGTGTTTTCTCATGGCGCTCCGGCTGGAGCTCTCACGCTGACCATATCAACGCTCAGGCAGCGAAGAAGAAAGAGAAAGCCGAGAAAGCCATTCAGCCGGTAGAGCAAAAGGCCGCTGCCGCTACAGAAGAGGGCAAGGTCATCTACAAAACCATAACCCGCGACGTGGTGAAATATGTCCAGTCTCCGAATCGTACTGTTTGCCGGTTTGACGATGATGCTGTGCAGTTGCGCCAACGTGCCATCGACGCTGCCAATGCCATCCCCGGATTTGATGACGGCGCCGTGCAAAGCAAGTGACGCCGGCAAGGACAGCGACGAAGACCTGCAGTCAGACGTCGAAACCGCTCAATGCCTGCGCCAACTGCGGTTAGATAAATACCGTTGGCAGGCCTACTATCGGGCAATCAGCCAGTAGCAGGACTACATCCGCACGCAGTGCCTTAGGTAGGACATTACAGCAGGCATTCACCGGGTGCATGTGATAATGTCCGATTACACTAGGGGCAGTTACATATTCTCGTGTGATGAAGTGTAAGAGCTATGGAAGGTCAGATTTTCGGATTTTTGGGGTAAATATGATTATTCACAGCGGTATCGAGGCTTACTTATTGCTTTTACTCAGCATGTGGCCAGTTTTGATAGTTCTGTGTATCGGGATGTCATTGGCATTTTACGGTGTACTAATGCGTAAAACGGCAATCACGTTTATCGTTATTGCAATTATTACTGGTGTATTGGGCTGGTTCTATACATGACTGGGTCAGTAAGGTTTCAAAAAATATATAAAGGCCAAGGTCGCGGATGCGGCCTTTTTTATTGGCATTACAGGAGCCATTCACCGAGTGGCTTCGATAATGTCTACGTGAGGTAATTTAAATGAGCACTACTGGAATCCTGACGGCAAAGCTCACGCTACGGCTCTATATGAAGCCGCCACTCATTCTGTCGGCACTATTGCGCTGGAACTGGCTCACCGGCAAATGTTTCAAGATTGAGGTCGTGAGCGGTAACGAGGCTGAATTATAAAACTCTGCAAATGGTGTCCGTAAAGCGCCATTTACAGAGTTTTGTGTAAGTTTTATCGGCAGCCGGTTAAATAATTCCCCGGTAAGTATTCGAGCAACCCAGAGGAATGTTCTGTATGGCTGAAGTTGAAGACCGCCGACCATTCGCTCCCGTCAACTTCACTGGCGAAAACTGGCTGCCGTATACGCGGATTATCCCGGCCTCTGAAATCGGAGAGTGGGTAAATCAGCACATCCTCTCTGAAGAAGGTCGGCTCCATAACCCTGACCACGAACATCTCGTTAATGCACTCGCTGACGGTGATATTGCGTTTATGTGGGCGTCTGGCGCATTCGAGAAGAAGGGCCGTTATGTCCTCGGCCAATGCGAGCAGGTAATGCTCCGTGCCGGAGGATGGCAGAAAGCCCGTATGGAACAGCAGATGCATGAATGGTTCGGACGCATACCGAAGTTCATCATCACCCTGGCAGCTGACTACTGCGAGCAATGCAGTGACCTCGAATTCTGCGCGCTGGTTGAGCATGAGCTTTACCACATAGCCCAGGCTACCGATGACTATGGCGCGCCGAAGTTCAACAAAGAGACCGGTATGCCGGTGCTCACACTTCGCGGACACGACGTCGAAGAGTTCGTTGGCGTGGTCCGGCGTTACGGCGCCAGCAAAGACGTGCAGGAAATGGTGGATGCGGCGAACAGACCGGCGGAGGTTGCTCATATCGATGTTGCCAGGGCTTGCGGGACTTGCATGCTGAAACTGGCTTAATAATTGGACTGTACTGGACGGATGGTGAAACATGGCTGCACTAAAACCAGAAGTGAAAGCCTTCATCATTCAGATGCTTGCGTGCTATGACACGCCCTCTCAGGTGGTCGAGGCTGTCCAGAAAGATTTCGGTATCACCATCACCCGTCAGCAGGTCGAAACTCACGACCCGACAAAGGTCAGCGGTAAGACGCTGGCGAAAAAATGGGTCGACATGTTCAATGCCACCCGCGACCGCTTCCTCAATGAAATTTCCGATATCCCGATCGCGAACAAAGCCTATCGTCTGCGCGTCCTGCAGCGAATGTCCATGACTGCCGAAAACATGAAGAATATCGGCATGACCGCGCAGCTACTGGAGCAGGCGGCGAAAGAGGTCGGCGAAGCATATACCAACAGGCAGAAAGTGGAGCACACCGGCGCTAATGGTGGCCCGATCGAATCGACCACCCTGACGAAGGACGAATACAAGAAGGCTCGACAGGAGATGCTGGAGGATGACGACTGTTGAGCAGCGGAACTTTGCCCGCAAGATAGAGTGTGAAGAGGACGGGCTTTACTACTCCCGCTATTTCTTCAAGCAGCGCACCGGCGGCAAGATGATCATCGCGCCGCACCACCTGGCAATACAGCGCGCGCTCGACCGAGTTATCAATGGCGAGATTACGCGGCTGGTTATCAACGTGCCGCCTGGCTACACCAAGACGGAACTGGCGACCATCAACATGATGGGCCGGGGGTTAGCGCTGAATAAGCGCGCCCGTTTCATGCACCTGTCCTACTCGCACAATCTGGCACTTCTGAACTCGTCAACCGCACGCGGCATGATCAAGTCAAAGCTCTATCAGGCAATGTGGCCTATGGAGTTGCGCGACGATGCCGACAGCAAGGCGATGTGGTGGAACGAGCACGGCGGAGGAGTCTACGCTTCGTCAGCTGCAGGGCAGGTTACAGGTTTTCGTGCCGGACATATGGAGCCCGGCTGGCAGGGCGCGTTAATCATTGATGACCCCGTTAAACCTGACGATGCTTATTCAGATATCGTTCGTAACGGAGTCAACAACCGCTTTAACGAGACAATCAAATCACGACTGGCGATCGAGACGACGCCGATGATTGTCATCATGCAGCGGATCCACTACCACGACCTGAGCGGCTATCTACTGCGTGGCGGTAGCGGTGAGAAATGGCATCACCTGAATTTGCCGGTGATTATCGATAGCAGTCGCAGTTACGAAGAAACATATCCGGAAAACACCCACGCAATCCCGATTGACCACGGCCTGCCTGATGGCTGGCTATGGCCGTTTAAGCATAACGAATCGCACCGTGTATCCCTGTTCTCTCACCGGCGCACCGCCGAAGCTCAGTACATGCAGAACCCGAAACGCTTCAATGCGGAGGGTGCGCTGTGGAACGAGGAGATGATCAGCGCCGCACACGCTATGCGGATCACCCAGGAGCTGACCCGTACGGTCGTGGCAATCGACCCACAGGCCACAAATAGCGAAGAGAGTGACGAATCAGGCATTGCTGTTGCGAGTGTTTACGGTAGTGGTGATGAGCGGCAGTACAGCCTTGATGCTGACTACAGCGGCAAATATTCACCCAACGGATGGGCGACGAAAGCCATTGATGCTTATAAGCAGCATGAAGCTGACGCGATCGTCATTGAGACAAACCAGGGCGGCGATATGGCTGAGGACACACTCCGAAACGCCGGGTTTACCGGGCGCGTTATCAGGGTGCATGCCAGCAAAGGCAAGTATGCCCGCGCAGAGCCTATATCGGCACTGTATGCACAGGGGCGCGTCGCCCACCGTGGCAGCCTCTACGAGGTGGAAAACCAGTTCATGGAATACGTGCCAACTACCGCAAAGAAATCGCCGGACCGGCTTGATGCCGCTGTGTATGCACTCACCGAATTATCAGAGCCACAATCAATCGGCATGTTGGTGCGTTCGCGCTGACGGAGGACATAAGTGAACGAAAGCCAAATGAAACAAGAGCGCGCCTCGAATGCCAATCTTGAGAAAGAACGCCGGAACTACCTGTCATCGCTGTTCAACGGAACCAGCAATACGAAGCGCCAGCGCCTATATCAGGAGTTCGGCTACCCCGTCGATCTCTGCTTTGAGGATTTCTACCGGGCATGTCGCCGCAATGCTGTTGCTGGCGCGGCCGTCAGTCGCATGGTCGATGGCTGTTGGGAGGATTTCCCGGAGATTTATGAGGGCGATAAAACCAAAGATGCCACCAAACAAACGCCGTGGGACAAACGGGTTAACAAGCTGCTCAAGCGCTGCTGGAAGCAGATTAAGGGCGCTGACCGCCGTAACCTGGTCGGCCGATATTCAGCTTTGTTGATTCAGGTTAAAGACAGCAAGCCGTGGCGTGAACCGGTAGATACCGTGGTCGCTGGGCGGTTGGCGGAAAAGGCGCTGGTAAAACTCATTCCCGCATGGGAAGCGCAAATTGAGCCCATTGAATGGGATAGCGACCCAGAAAGTGAGACGTTCGGCGATGTGACGATGTACTCGTTCATTGAGCTGTCGGTGGGCAACAACAAAGACGCCCGGCCCGGCCGCATAATCAACGTTCACCCAGATCGCGTCATTATCTTGGCTGAAGGCTCCGATGATGGCTCAATGACTTCCGGGCGCTCGATGCTGGAAGAGGGCTTTAACAAGCTCCTGGACCTCGAAAAGGTTTCCGGCGGCGGGGCGGAGGGGTTTCTTAAAAATGCCAGTCGTCAGCTCAATTTCAACTTCAGCTCCAAGACGAATTTCGCTCAACTGGCACGAGCACTCGGCGTAACTGAGGCCGAGCTATCGAATGCGATGGATGATCAGGTACGTCGGCTGAATGACAGTACCGACAGCGCAGTCATGATGCAGGAAGGCGATGCCAGCGTGCTCTCAGTGGCAGTGGCCGACCCGGAACCCACGTGGCGAACGGCGCTTAATGAGTTCTGCGCCACCGTGCCGATCCCCGTTAAAGTTCTGATCGGTATGCAGACTGGGGAGAGAGCCAGTACGGAAGACGCTAAGGACTGGGCCAAAACCCGCATGAGTCGCCGTAATGGCTTCCTTACCGACGTGATCACGGATGTGGTTTCGCGCTTCTGGAAACTTGGCATTGTCCCTCCCGCACAGGCCGAGGAAATCTCTGTCGGATGGTCAGATCTGCTGGCGCCGAGCCAGGCAGAGAAGATCGCCAACATGGACAAGCTCGCTGACGTTGCCGTGAAGTCGACGAATGCCTTTGGCCGTTCTGCAATCACTGAGAACGAAATCCGCGCGGCAGGCGAACTCCAGCCATTGCCTGAACTTGATGATGAGATGCTGCCTGATGACCGCAAACCAAAACCTGATCCTCTGGCCGACCCAGAGCCAGAAGCCGAAAAGTCCGGTGATACCACGGTCGAAAGTTGACCCCACGATGTCGCGCAAAGCAGTCAGTAAGATGGAACGCGACATCGAGGACCGTTACTACGCGATAAAGGTTGCACTGAAGGCTCTTTTCGACCAGCGACTTACCGGGCGAGAGCGCGAGACTAACAGCCACAAATGGCACTTCCTGTGCCACGTCAATGGCGAAGACCAGACGCTCTACCAGGTCAATGCCGGGCGGTTCATCTACGACATGTCGCCGCAGGAGATGGCCGACCTGCTGGGCATCGTGCAGACCATCCTGGACGATTACCTGCTGGAAGGTGGCGAGCAAAACCTCTGGGCGATGGACTATGTCACCAAAGAGGCGCAGCGCGGCACGCTTGAAGCCTTCAACAACCTGTCTCAGCAGTCGCCAGTCTACGCCAGCCAGACAACGCTGCAGATGTTGCTATCCAGCCCCGCTTACCAGAACCAGATTGCCGCTGCTTACATCAGCACGTATAGCGACTGGAAACTGGAAAGCGACCGGGCGCGCGGCGACCTCGCAAACGTCATTGCTGATTCGATTGGCCGGGGCGTGAATCCGCGCGAAACGGCGCAGGTGATAAGCAAGCGCCTCGATGTCTCAATGAGTCGCGCCAAGAACATGGCGCAGACTGAGCAGGTAGGAGCGCTGCGGCAGGCGCAATGGAACGAAACGGACTGGGCGGCCGACAGGTTGGGGCTTAAGACTGGCCTGTTATGGCTGTCAGCGCTAAAGCCAACGACCAGGTGGTGGCATGCAGCCGAACACGGAAAAGTCAAAACGACTGAATGGGTCAGGGAGTTCTACTCTCGCGACGGCAACAAATATCACTGTTACTGCGGCCAGATTCCGGTTCTGCTCAACGACGACGGCAGCATATTTAACAAACGGCTGGCTGAGAAGCTGGCGAAAGAACGTGAACAGTGGCCCAAAGCGGCCTGAACAACTGAGGACGCAGCGTGAAGCTATCCAGCATCCACGTTAAATCCCTCGCCATCAACGCTTCCAACATCTCCATGACAACCCTCAACGGCCAGGAACACTACGTCATTCGTGGTGCGGTCCCGATCGTCGATGACATCGTGATGAATGGTGGGCTTTATCCGGCCGAGGAGATTAACAACAGCTACCAGACGATGGAAGGCAAGCTGATGCCTCTGCCGCATCCGATGGTAGATGGCAAGTATGTCAGCGCTAATGACCCACAAGCCATCAATACCTATCACGTAGGCGCATGGGCGCAGAACGTCAGTAAGTCAGGCGATCAGGTCGTCATGGACGTCTACATCAATAAGGCGGTCGCCGAGACAAAGCCTGATGGTAAGCGCCTGATTAACCGTCTCGACGAGATGATCGCTGGCACAAACACCGACCCGATCCACCTTTCTACCGGGCTGCTCACCAACAAAGAGAAAAAGTCCGGTGAGTCGAAGGGCAAGAAACACTCGTGGATTGCCAGGAACATGCAGTTTGACCACATCGCTATCTTGTTGGACGAGCCGGGCGCCGGTACCCCAGCAGAGGGTGTAGGCATGTTCGTGAATGCCGACGGGCAGGAGGGGGAAGTGGAAACCGCCAGCCTCGTCGAAGCCGCTAATAACATGAAGGATAACTGGTGGGACAGGGTTAAGTTTTTCATCAGCAACGCTTCCGAAATGTCATTCGACGATATCTACCAGGCGCTGCGGATGTCCATCAAGCAGGACGATAAAAAATGGCGCTATGTCGTCAGCGTCTGGCCTGACCATTTCGTTTACGAAGAAGACGGCGACGGCGCCAAACCGAAACTCCTCGATCAGAAGTACCTCATCACTGACAAGGTAGTGACCCTGGTCGGTGACCCAGTAGAAGTCGTGCGCAAACCCACTGAGTACGAAGTCAAAACCAACGGAGAAACAAACCCGATGAAAGAGAAGATGATCGCCGCGCTCAATGCCGCAGGCGTAAAAACCGAAGGGCTGACCGACGATCAGGTCTGGGATGCCTACAACCAACAGATGAAGAAGAAAGACGGTGGCGGCGACCCTGGTCAGGCTCAGATTAACTCCGAAGCGATTACCGCGGCGGTCAATCTGGCGATTAAACCGCTGACCGACGAAATCGGCACGCTGAAAACCCAACTGCAGGCCAACGCTGAGAAAGACCTCAAAACTAAGCGTGAAGCGGTAAAAGCGAAATTCCCGTTCATGACTGAAGCGGCGATCAATTCGCTGGCTGGTGATGCACTGAACGACATGTACTCGCAGTGCCAGACCAGTACCGGTCTTAACCCTGCGTTTCAGGGTAATGGCGCTCAGAGCGAAATCCTTAACATGGAGGCACCTGAATAATGGCTCTTGCACCTCGTTTCCATACAGTAATCGCGGGCCCGGCCCGTAAAAATGACCCGCAGGTCATCGAAGCCATCATGGCGGCCGCTGTGAAGCCTGGTTCCCTGGTGATGCTGGACAGCACCGGGAAACTGGCCGTGCATGCTACGGCCGGCGGCGCAGGCGTTGCCCTCGCTCTCCAGCACAACTACATCGGTGGCGGTGATATCCGCGACGCTGTACCAGCCGGTGATACTGGCGCGGCAATCATGTGCGAAGACGATGTCGACTATCACATGCTGGTCAAGGCTTCTCAGGTGCTGCTTGAGAATGAAGGTCTTGTGTCAGCCGGTGATGGCACGCTCCAGAAATCTGCTGCGCCGACTACCGACGTAGTTTTGTTCTACTCACGCGAGAAAATCACTGTTGGTGCGGAAGCCCAGCTCGTGAAAGTCCGCAAATCAGGGAAAGCTACCGCATGAGCATGATCGTATTTAACAAAAAGCTGGTTACCGAACATAACCAGATCAAGAAGGCGTGGAATCAGTTGCTGATGCAACGTGAGGCCTTCAACGTCAATCAGAACACCATCACCGCTCAGTACGGCGGCGCGCTGGAAGTTAACCAGGCTGCGCTGATCTCCAAAGACTACTGGCGGGAAGTGGACAATATTACCACCCGTGTATTCCGCAATGATGAAGGTAACGGCCTGCTGGATGACCTGCTGGGGCTCGGCACGCCGATCTCTATCGGTAAGACGGCTGCTCTTTACCGCGTTTCCAGCGACGCGGGCAAGGTTCACCGAACCCTGACAGGTCACGTTCCGGAAGAGCTGGATAAGGTCATCTATGACGAAGCGGGTGACCCGGTGCCGATCTTCAACACTGGCTATAGCCGTGAGTGGCGTGAGTGGAACGGTATGCAGTCGGAAAACCTCGACGCGATGGCTGACGACCAGGAAGCGCACGTTGCGGCTATCCGTGAAGACATGGCTGACTACATGCTTTCAGGCGATGCGAAGGTGAAAGTTAAAGGCTATGTCGGCGCCGGTATCACCAATCACGCCAACACCAACCAGGTGGATCTGAGTGCATCCGGTCTGAATATCGACCTGACCACCTCGACTCCTGATGAATCAGTAGCGTTCTTCACAGGTCCGTTCGCCAAACTGCTGGACGATAACTACGTTCAGGAGAAGGTAAAGGTGTGGGCATCCCCGGATATCATGCGCAACCTGAACCGACCGTATTCCGATGCCGCGGGCTTCAAAGAAGGCACCGTGCTGGAATACATCCTGCGCTATGGTCGCATCGAGTCGTTCAACCAGACCTTTAAGCTGACCGGTAACCACTTCATTGCGTACGTTCGCAACTCGCAGTACATCAAGACGCGCATCGCCGCGCCGGTGGGTACCTTCATGATCCCGCGTCAGAATCCGTTCGATAACTACAACACTCTGGTCTGGAGTGCTGTTGGTCTGCAGATTAAGCGCGATTTCAATGGTCGTTCGAAAGTGTTCAACGCTCAGGGTTAAGGGGCTTCGGCCCCTTTTCTTCGGGAGAAAGCATGAAAACGTTAAAGGTCGAGAAAACCGGCTGCTGGGGCATGATTGATGGTGTCTTCCAGCAACTTCCTGTAGGCCACGAATTCGTTGCGGAGGACATTCCTGCAGCTTTTGCTGGCCGTGTGTCGGTAGTGGGCGAAGTGGAAGATCAAACGCTGGAAGTAGCCACCCCAGGCGACAATGCTGCAGAGCAGGCAGAGCAGCAGGAAGAATCTGCCAGCAAATCGAAGAAGGCGAAATAACCATGGCTGACCCAATCACAGCGGCAGACGTGCAGGCGTTCCTCGGTGAATTGGGTTACAGCATACCCGGTGCGCTGCTGGAGCCGATTCTCTGCGTGGTGAACAAGATTATCCCGTGCCTCGACGGAGCGGGATATGACGACTGCAGCGCAAAGCTCATCCTGATGTATGCCGCTGCACTCATGGCGACGTCATCCGGCGCCCGGCGAATAAAATCGCAGGGGGCGCCATCAGGGGCATCGCGCTCGTTCGACTACGGCGAGGACGGGATTACCTGGCTGCGTGACTCGCTGGCCCGGCTTGATACCAGCGGCTGCACCAGTAAGTTGCCAATAAGCGCTGGCAATAGCGTGGGGATCTTTCTCGTTGTCGGTGGCTGCTGATGGCCTGGATTTCAGTGCAGCAGCGGTTGCCGCGCACGTTCACCCGGGTGTGGGTCATGACCGATACCGGCCAGCAGACCACGGCTTACATTAACGGCGCCGGGCAGTGGATGATTAACTGTCCTCGCATACAGGCTACAGGCGCAATCGTGCTGCGATGGAAGGAGTGAAAATGGCGGATGCAAAAAGAATGATTGGTGCGTTAAACGTGACGGTGATTTATCGCGTTGACGGTGAGGTCAGGACGTTTCGCGAATCAGTGGTTGCCCCAATCGCTATCGAGCGTTACTTGCAACTCGAATGCGGCGACCCCGTTGGCCTTTTTGTCCCTGTAGGGAATGGCCAGCAGGTCAATGCGCTGAATATCGAATGGTTTGAGATTGACCGGGTCAGTTTGAAAGAAGCAATCCACGTTGGACCTATCCATTACGATATCGACATCGACGTGGCGGGGCTGCTTAAAAAGCGGATCGGTGATGAGCGGAGGGAGTAACCTTGAGCTCGATAGCTTCGTGGTCTTACACGGCGACAGCGACAATCTGGCGGCGCATACGCGATGCTGACGGTAGCGATACCGACGGCGGAGGTCAGCCGTACGGATGGGAATCACCGATCGCTATCCTCTGTGATTATCAGGGCGGACTCTCTGCAAAAATCGGTGACCTTGGCCGGGAAATCGTGGTTAAAAACACGATATGGAGTGAATACGCAGAGGCAAAAGAGGGAGATTACATCCTTATTGGTGCGTCAACCGATACTGCCCCGCCGGATGAGGCCGATGAGATACGGCAGGTTATTCGCTACGCCGATACGTTCGAGCGTCTTGCAGATGACTATGCCATCCTTACTGGCGTATAGATGATGGCTCTATTATAGTGGGTTTGCTGAGTTTGCAAGGGTTGCGTAGTCATCCCGGGCGGGGTGTTAAAGGGAGAGCAATTAGCCATTGCCATATACGCAAAGGGCTGCTCACTCAGCATCAAAACATAAGGTCGCTTCGGCGGCCTTTTTCACGTCTGGAGTTACCTTATGGGCGCTAAAGTTCGCGGCATCCGCCAGGCTAAGGCCAATCTCGACCGCATCATTAAGGACGTGCAGGGACGCAAGGTGGTGCGCGCGTTGCAGTCGGCTTTGCTAATTGGCAGTGCTCAGGCTGCTATTTATACCGCAATAGATACGTCCACCCTGATAAATAGCCAATTCCGTGAAATTATCGTCAATGGAGTTCTTATTACTGGGCGTGCTGGCTATACGGCTAACTATGCCGTGTTCGTACACGACCCGGAGGTGAAGCAGACCTTCAGGCGCGCATCGGCGAGAAAAGAGTTCTTAACGAAGGGCTTCGAGGATACCCGCAGTCAGATTGATGAGGTGGTGAAAAAGGAGCTGAGCCTATGACCCCGGCTATGTACATGCGCCTGAAGGACCTGTTTGTTGCTGAGAAGCTGACGGCGGGGTTTAAGGTCCAGTGGCGGCAATGGCGCGATACCGCGAAAGATGCCGACCAGTTCATCGTGTTCCGGCCTTCCGGCGGTACCAATATTGAGTACGACCGCGGTGGCGACTGGTATGTGATGGTCGATGTTGTTTCCTCCAAAGCGAATCCCGATGCTGCAGACGCCGCGGTAAACGCCATTGTCGAGTACATCAGCGCGCAATCCGGCGCCGATGATTGCGTAGGCGCGCTACGGATTGTCGGTAATGTCCCGGCGCCGATCACCACCGAAGAGGGCCGGTTAGTAACCCGGCTGCTCATATCATGCACGTACGGGGAGTAAACATGATTTATCCCTTCGATGCATCCTATGCACAGAAAGTGCTGAGAATTCATTACGAATATGCGGATGTAATTGTTCGAAAAAGAGAAAGGCTTGCCGCCAGAACTGCTGGGCTAATTGCTCATGACCGAATGCTGACGACGTCTGACAAAGACATTTCTAATGCGGCGCATCGTAGAGAACTCTCGCTAAACACTCAGCGGATAGAAGCCCGGGCGGCTTAAATCGCAATAAATCACTAACAGGCTGCCATCTGGCGGCCTTTTTTATTTGAGAGGTACACATGCAAGGCTGTGCTAATGATACCGGCAAGCTGATTGGTAAGGTGGCCGTGCTACGCATGGCTATGGGCTGCGCTGATACCGTTCCGGCCCTTTCCGAATGGAAACGCCTGGGCGCGCTAACCACGAAAGGTTTCGACTATTCCATGAATACCGTTACCTCTGAGGCTGACGATACGAAGGGGCTGGTTGAGAACCTGGTCAACAACATGGATTTCACCATCTCCGGTGAAGGTGAATTCCGTAAGCAGGATAAAACGACTGAAATCGGCGCCATTGCTATCTCGAAGTATATTTTCGATGAGGTGCAGGCCGGCCGCCAGCCGACGCTGTGGGTTCGCTTCGACTTTGTTGGTGAAGACGCCGGAACCTACATCATGGGGTACTTCAACACCACTTCATGGTCTGGTGATTTTGGTACGTCCGATATTTCCACCTTCTCCGGTGAGTGGAAGGTCTACGACGCCGACACTGTCGTGTTTGAAGTCGCTCCGCCGGCACTGGCGTTCACTACCAACCTTCCTTCCACCAAAAGTGTCGCTACCGGGTCTGCTCTGAACATGGCGGTAGTGGTTGAAGGCGGCACGTCTCCATACACCTACGTGTGGAAAAAAGACGGCTCCGTCGTCAGCGGGCAAACCACTGCAACGTTTAACAAAGCGAGCGCCGTGTCTGGAGACGCCGGGGTTTACACCTGTGAGGTCACCGACTCCTCAGCGACGCCAGTCAAAATTACCTCGGTGGCGTGCACGGTCACGATCAGCTAACAACATCGTGAATAGTACAAAGGGCGTCCCGGCGCCCTTGATACTGTTTATGGAGCGACTATGACCCCCATTAAAGAATTAGGCGAATGCGTTATCGGTGCCGATGACCGGGAATTCTTTTTCCGGCCGTCATTCCGCAACATGGCGCGCATCGGCGAGCCTGCTGAAATCGTCCAGACGTTCTATGACCTGTGCAACGATGAGGCGACGCCACTGGTACAGCGCGCAGCACAGGCCTATATCCACGACGAGTACAGCCGTCTCCCGGATTGCGTGCTGAGATATATCCAGAGCGGGCTACTGACCCGCAAAGCCATCATGGCGGCGCATACGGTGCTTGCCGCGTGCTGCGACGATGATATCGGCGATCTGGTTGGCTGGATGAAGCCGGGGAAATCACGTAAGCGTGGCTTCGTCTGGCGCCCTGGCAACATGCCGCCGGAGAGCATGGTCATCGTCGCGCAAAACCTGATGATGCACGGCATCGTAGGCAAGGCGAAGATTCGCCAGCTGCAGCGCCATGAAAGCAACGAAACTACCTCGGAATTCCGCGCTGCCGATTACATCATGGCGGCCCGCAACCACTTCGGCATAAGCCGGGAGGAGGCCGAAAACCTGACGATGACGGAATTCGCGATGATGCTCAACGCCAAATACCCGAACCAGAAAGGCTTCACCAGGGACGAATACGATGCTGTTATGGACGAAGACGATCGCCGCTGGCAGGCGATGATGGCTCAGGATAGAGCGAAATAACGACTATATTTGTGAGTTTGTTAGCAGTAGTAACCCTGTTAGGATTAGCCAGAATAATACCAATGGGATGGCTAAACAAAATGAAGAAAATTTTTATCGCAACTGCGATTGCTTTAACTCTGGCTGGCTGTGCTTCATCAGGAAACCAGCAACTCAGCAAAGAGTCTGAAACCAGTGTGCAATCTAAATTGCAGGAAGGGAAAACCACCAAGGCAGAGGTTAAGAACACCTTCGGATCGCCTGATAACGTGTCTTATACCGACGGCGGTAATGAAATCTGGAAGTATTCCTTCGCTAAAGTGAAAGTTAATGGCACCTCATTCATTCCGTTCTATGGGCTTTTCCATAACGGTACGAACGGGACAAAGAAAGAGCTCACGATCCTGTTTAAGGATGATGTTGTGGCGAAGTATACGATGGCTGAATCTGCCATTAACACAAAGACAGGCTGGGCCGACTAAGCACAAAGATAACCTCACTTCGGTGAGGTTTTTTGCTTCTGGTTGCATTGAATCCTGAGACACCCCTGCTAATCTGTTCCAAAATAAACCAATGGAGATAGGGATGTGAAAAAATTTATTTTTGCAGCAATAGCTTTGGTTGCATTTAGCACACACGCAAAAGATTGGACGCCTTCATATCAAAACGATGAAATGCGGGGTACAGCTCAGAAATTCCTAACACTTGACTCCGAAAACTCTGTCGATTTTGATTTTCCTTATAATGGAGGATCTGAGTTGTCAATTGTCCTCCGCTCCAAAAAGACTACTCTGAAAAAGGGTCAGAAGCCGGAGGAGTTGATGCCAACAGAGGCGCTGTTACTTATAAGTAAAGGCCAGTTTTTATGTAACTCGTATGATGGTTGCCATGTGTCAGTTAAGTTCGATCAAGACAAGATAAAAACATATTCAATGAATGAAGCTGCTGATGGCAGCGCTGACGTGATTTTCTTCTCAGCACCCTCTGGATTCATAAAAAACATTAAATCTCATAAGCAAGTAATTATCGAGGCTGAATTTTACCAGGAAGGGAAAAAACAGTTTAAGTTCAATTTAGATAATTATCCTGGGTAGTACCTTCACGCGAACTCATAGAATTCTATCAACCCGCTCCGGCGGGTTTTTTAATCCCCGGAGAAAAGCAAATGGCAGAGAACGCCGGCGGCATTTATTACGATATTGAGATGGATGTACGCGGTCTGCTGACTTCGCAGCAGCGTGTAAATCAGCGCCTGGATCTGATGGAGCGTGGTTTTGATAAAACATCACGCTCTATTGACACCACGGAGCGCTCGATGTCGAGCTTGTCCCGTGTTGCGGTTGCACTGACAGCAGCTCTTTCTGTCCAGCAAGTGGCTGAATATGCTGATGCATGGGCCACGGTTAATAACAAATTATCTAACTCCCTTCGCCCGTCTGAACAACTTGCTGATGTAACCGAACGCGTTTTCAACATCACGCAGCAGACTCGCAGCAGCTTGGATGCTACTGCATCCCTATATGCACGTTTAGAGAGAGCCACCAGGCAATACGGAACCAGCGCTGGAGATCTGGCAAAATTAACCACGATTATCAATCAGGGATTTGTGGTTTCGGGCGCAACGGCACAAGAGGCTGAAAATGCCATTATTCAGCTATCTCAGGGCTTGGCCTCTGGCGCGTTGCGCGGTGAGGAATTCAACTCTGTAAACGAGCAGGGTAACCGCCTTATCGTAGCTCTTGCTGACTCTATGGGGGTCAGCATCGGCCAGATGCGCAACATGGCGGCACAGGGCAAGCTAACGACAGATGTTGTGGTTAACGGCCTGCTTTCCCAGGGGAGTGTAATCGGTGCTGAATTTGCCAACACCACTACGACTATCAGCCAGGCTCTTCAGGTTGCTGGCAACAACATCACTAAGTTTTTTGGTGAAAATTCTACGGTTAAAACAGGCGCGGCAATTTTCAGTGATGCAGTCGTCACCATCAGTGAAAATATTGGCGGACTGAGCGCGTTGCTGACTGGTGTCGCGGCTATTCTTGGGAGTCGGTATGTCGGCGCCTTAACTATGGCCACTGCGGCTAAAATCAAAGCAGCTGCCGCATCTCGCACGCTTTCAGCAGAAGAATCATTAGCAGCTCAGGCTGCCGCGAATAAAGCAGCGGCAGACCTCAGGGCTGCAGCGGTCGCAAAAGAACGGGCCTTAGATGAGATAAGGCTCGCAGAAATGATGCGGCTTACTGCTATCAGCGAGACCAACGCTGCGGCAGCTGAACAGCGCTTGTCCGTTGCCAGGGTTGCGGCTGCCGGTGCGGTTGATAATTATAATCGAGCACTGGCGGCAAACAGGGCTGCTCAAATGGCCCTCTCATCTGGTGCCAGCTTGGCTAGCAGGGCTCTCGGGTTAATTGGTGGGCCTGCCGGAGCGGCAATGCTTGCTGCTAGTGCAATCCTTTACTTTTCACAGCGCGCAAAAGAGGCCAGGAATGACGCTAATGCTCTTGCCGATAGCGTTAACGAACTGAGTTCCAAATTCCAGACGATGTCGCATACAGAGTTGGCGGCGACGATAGGGAAATTAAGTCAGAGTCTGCCTGAATTGAGTGACGCAGTATCTGACGCACAAAAGGAATTCAATGACGCGACATCTGCGGTCCAGCGCCAACAAAGAGAAATTGCAAACTGGGGTACCAATACAACGAGAGGTCGGCAGGCTGCCGAGGCTCTTGGCGGAGCGCAGGATAATCTGGCTATAGCAACCCTTGAACTTGAGAAGGCGCAGAACAGACTAAGCCAGACCCAAAACGCCATCAATATTGGTCGAGCTACGCTAAACGGAACTATGAAGCAAGGCATTGATTTGCTTCGCAGGGATGGGCAGGAAGCGGGAATTGCTGCCGGCATGATGAGCAAATTGGGAGATATGATTAATTTTGCTTCCAAGGCAAAAGACAAATTTAATTCCAGCAGTCTCATGGTTGAGCGCCCGAAAGATGTTCAGGAATATTTGGATAAGCTACAGGATCAGGTAACGCTTCAGAGCGAACTTAATGACAGGAAGCGAGCGCAATTAAGGGCTGAGCAGGACATCAGGAAGCTAGGTGGATCAGAGGCAGATGTTAACCTTGCTCGAGATAGGGCGGCTGCTGAATATGATGCGCAACAGGCCCAGCAAAGCAATAAGAATGCGACCAAGGAAGCGGCTTCAGAAGCTAAAAAGTTTGGTAATCAGCAGGAATCTGTAACTCAGAAACTTTCCGACCTCAAGCAGCAATCTGAACTGGCTGCAGACTCAACTCAGGAGTTGAGTCGAGAGCAGGCCATTTTGACAGCTCAGCTTTCGCTCGGTAAGGGGGCTACTCAGGAACAGCTCGCACTTGCTGGCCAGTATGCGGCTAAAAAGTGGGATACTGCTAACGCCATCAGGGCTCAGGCTGCGGCTGAAAAACTGCTACCTGAAGCCAGAGAAAACGCATCTTACACGCAGGATGTTAAGGACCTACAGACTGCACTGGCCGCAAAAAAAATAACCCAGCAGCAGTACGATCAAACCAGTGAACAACTGGAGGCTCAGCACCAGGCTAATCTCGCGAAAATCCGTTCTCAACAGGCTGTAACACCGCAGCAGCAGGCCGCTGGAGATGTGGATCCGGTTCAGAACCTGGCTAATCAGCATGCTCAGCAACTTGCGCTAATTCAGCAGTATGAGCAGCAAGGTGTTATTGCTCACAGCCAGGCCCTGATGCTGAAAAATGCAGCTGATATGCAGTACGAAAAAGCCAGGACGGATGCGCAATGGGCTCTGTTTACCCAGCAGAGTGTGGGCTATGAGGCGCTGGGTGCTGCGGTCGATGCATTTGGTGCCCAGGCATCTAATGCTCTTACCGGAATAATCACCGGCAGCATGTCAGCCTCTGATGCGCTCCAGTCGATCGGTAACACCATTTTGAACGATGTGATCAACATGTTCGTGCAAATGGGTATCCAGCAGGCTAAATCCGCAATCATGGGGGCAACGGCTCAGAATGCAGCAATCGCTACCACGACTGCGGCGCAGGTCGGTTCATTGGCCACCACCACGACAGCCAGTGCAGCATCAGCGACAGCGACTACAGCGGCATGGACTCCGGCCGCCTTGGTTGCATCCATCGGTTCCTTCGGTGGCGCGGCAGTGATTGGCTTGGGCGCGCTGATTGCTGCCCTTGCTGTAGGGTCATCTCTGGCTGGTAAGCGTAAAAACGGCGGGCCAGTCTCTGCGGGCTCGATGTACCAGGTAGGCGAAGGCGGCATGCCTGAAATCTACAAGGCCAGTAATGGCAGCCAGTACATGATCCCCGGTGATAATGGTTCTGTTATCAGCAACAAGGATTTGCAGGGCAGCGGCAGCGGATCGCTTCAGGTGACCAATAACGTCTACAACTACGCCAGCGGCGTGCAGGTTGACACTCGCAGCACTCAGAACGGTAGCGAGTTGCTGATTGAGACGTTTGTTACTGACCTGCAGAATGGTGGGCCCATGTCCGGACAGATGGAATCGACCTACGGCCTCCGCCGGCAGGCATCAGGCGACTACTAAACCAACCCGCTTCGGCGGGTTTTTTATTGCCCGGAGGAAACGTGGCAACAGTTTCATACCCGGATATGCTGCCGCTTCCTCAGCGTGCAGACCAGAACATGACGCAGGATACTGCGTGGCAGACAACGCAGCCGGCGGTCGGTCCCGCTATCTTCACGCCGCTAACCACCGACCTTAAATCGACCTGGTCTCTGCAGTGGAAATTCACGTTGCAGCAGGCCGAGCGCTTTAAATCGTGGCTCCGCTCACCGACGTACTGCGACCGTGGTCGTAACTGGTTCCAGATGCGCATTGACCTCGGCGATACGCAGGGCGTGCAGCTGCAGACCCTGCATTTCATCAGCATGCCGGTACAGACCAGTAAAAACGGCAATATCGTCATCTGGACCGCCAGCGTCATTTGCAACGGTATCGAGGACATCACCGAGGACTACGACGACTGGATCGTCGAGGCGCCAGAGAACTACGGCTACTGGCTGGATTATCTGGTCACTGCCGTTATGCCGAGGGCTGATTAATGCCGACTTTACGAGAGTGGAAAGAGCGCCGACCGGCGAGCGATATCAAACAGACCGTCGAGTTTTATCACCCGGCGTTTGGTTACTACCGTGTGGTCAATAAGCTGTTTCGTGAAGCGTCGTTTGGCGGGAATGTATTCCAGCCGGCGGCCTTCAGCATTGTAGAGCCCACACAGGACGGATCGGCCATCATCACAATGGCTATCACCTTTCTGCAGGGCGCCGAGGATGTCAGGAACACGCTGAAGAACTGGACGGGCGCTGGGCGCATGACGCCCATAACCTGCAAATATCAGCAGTGGAATGCGATCGGTGACGCTACGCCTATGAAGACGTGGTCGCTGTTTGTGAAAGACGTCGGCGCTGACGGCAGCAACGTCACAGTGAACTCTGGCAAGACCAACCCGCTGACGCTGGCCAACCCCATCATTTACACCACGAAAGACTACCCTGGGCTGATTACCGTATGACACAGAGCGAATTTATCGGGCTGGTTAATGGCAAGCCCTGGGCTAATCGCGCCTGCACGTTTGACGAAATGGATTGCTGGGGCCTCGTGGTTTTGTATTACCGGAACGTTCTGGGGCTGGAGCTCCACCACGTCGCCGGCTACGAATCTGGCTCAGATTTCATCACATGCTACGAAGAAGAACTCGAACACTGGCGCCGGGTTCCTGTGCCGGTTTCCGGCTGCCTTGCGGTGTTCTATTACGGCAATCAGCCGGCGCACGTCGGCGTGATGATTAATCCGGGGAAGTGCCTGCACTCCCGCGGCGAGTTCGGTTTTGTCCGCACGGACAGCACCGTCATCCTTCAGAAAATCTATAACAAAGTGGAGTATCTGGTGCATGGTTCGATATGAGCTGCAGCGCCTGCCGGGCGCTCCCAAGCAACGCGGCACAGCCGAGGCTGGCACGCCTCTGGTGAACTTGCTCGACGGCCTGAAGCTGCATAACAATGTCGTGATTAAGCTCAATGGCCGCAAACTGGATGATGATTTTGACCTGTCCTGTCCGCTGCGCGCTGGCGATGTCGTTGCGGTATTTGACCAGCCAGAAGGTGGCGGCCTGATAAAGACGCTTCTTAACCCGATTGAGCACCTTAACCCGATCCGCTTCACCAAGAAGGTACTGGCGGGAATCACCGGGCAACAGACTGCATCATCACCCTCTATTTCAACCGGAGAATCACCGAACAACGACGCAACAGGGCAAACCAACCGGGCGCGGCTCTACAAGGGGCGTCCGAATATTTACGGTCAGTGCCGCGTCTTTCCGGACCTGATTCAGCAGGCGCTGTTTGAGTTTATCGACAACAACAAATACATCACTGAATGGTTTGAGGTCGGCTACGGGAAATACACGATTTCCTCTGTGCGCTACTCAGAATCAAACCTCGGCAGCCTGGCAGGCGCTAGCTACCAGACGTTTGACCCGGGCGTGACGATCGGGAGTATCGATGTCGGCTACCAGTTTGACGACGTCGATAACGAAGAAGTCCCCGGCCTGAACGAGAGCGAGGATTTTCCGGCGCAGACTGCGACGACTTCAGCGCCGACGGCAATGGCGATCGAGAGCAATCAGCTCAAAGCGACCGTATTGTCTAATGACGATAATTTCTCCTATTTCGCCGCGCTTTCAGTGCCTCACCCGGTGACTTTTGTTATCAATGCGACCTGGAACGCCGGCGGCAGCCCGGTAACCCGTAATGTGACCGGCAGCGGAAACATTGTTTATTCGGAAAGCTTCATCGGTACAGATACTCTGTCATATACGACGTTTTATCTTGGCGATATGACCGGGGAGATCACCACGCTGCCGGCTGACGCAACCATCAACCTGACGCTGTTCACTCTGAATGACCAGACGCCACTGGTTATTGGCCCGTCGGTATCTCCGATTGAGTCATCGCAGGTTTGGGTGCACGTCATGGTTCAGTTGGGAGCAACTGCCGGCACGTCACGGTACCGGATCAGGTTCTGGAAGGTTGACGATAGCAACAACCAGATACCGGGCACTTCCGAGCAGTACGATTATTTCTTCGATAACGACTTTCAGGTGACAACCCGGTATTTCCGCACATCACACAAATATACCCCGGCTGCCGGCGCCGGTCGGTACGCTGTGACGATTGAGCGCCTGGATAACAGCAACGACGGTAATGTCGTGACGCTGATGGCGATTCATGCGGTCAACACGCGTACCGGCGTAGTTTACCCGGATGACACGATCGCCAAAGTCACCATAAAGGGTCCGAATAACAGCAACAGCAACCGCGAGCAGAAATACAATATGCTCGCCCAGCGCCATACCATCAGTTATGACCGCGCAACCGGTCAGATTGACTATACGCTGCGGCCGAGCCGTTCGTTTGCTGATGCAGCTCTGCACGAGTGGATAGTCATCGGTAAGCAGGACATTTCGAGCATCGATGTCGCGACTCTGTACGCCATTGCTGACTCGATAACCGTTCCGGAACTGAGTTACTTCGATTACACCTTCTCGGATGAAAAGCTTTCCCTTGGCGAGCGAATCAAAACCATCTGCAATGTGGCCCGCGTAGACGGGAACAATATCGGCGATGTGCTGACATTCTGGCGTGATGAGAAAGTGGTGAATCCGGATGCTGTTTTTGCGCGCTCAAACATGTTCTGGGACGAGTATAAGGTCACATGGACTATGTCACTGCCGGGCGGCTATGACGGCGTCACGTTGGATTATGTCGACCCGCTCACCAATAAAAAGTCGTACATCTATCTGCAGATTGACCAGAGCGGCATTGTTGAGGTCGAGGACGCGACCATCAATGCGCTGCAGATCAGCCTTGATGGCTGTCGTAATAAAACGCAGGCGGAGGACCGGGCGTGGCTGGAAGCGCGCCGCATTCTGCTCTCGCGCGTCGGTATGACGGTTAAAGTTCTGGAATCGACGCAGGTTATCCGCGGCGCAGTGGTGCAATGCCCGGATATGTACGACAACAAGCAGCAGAACGGCTATATCACCGCCCGCAGCGGGGATGTGTTTTCGACGTCAGAACGTATCGACTTCTCTCTCGGCGATATGTGGGTGGTGATGACGGATAGCCTCGGTAATTATCGCGGGCGCTGGCGAGCATACCCCGTAGCCGGAAGGCCTAAAGCGTTTCAGGCTGCAGCTGACGCATTCGACCTGAACATTTACGACCGCACGATGGTGCAGAACGCAAGCCGGTATTTCATCGCCACCGATACAGAACTCAACGCCACCATCTGGCGTGTCGAAACAGCCAAACCAAATGGCGACGACACCCAGACATTAACCCTCTCTGAATATTCAGACTCGATTTATCCGTAACGCACAGCAGTAATATCCAACCTTCGCGCACACCAGCAGATTAATTTCTGAGGGTTTAGTGCGCCATTTATAGGGCGACAATATGGCAGACAAATACCTGAGGATTCCTCTTCCAACTCCGACCAAAAATGAAGTGCCGAGCACCGACATTCGCGATCACCTGTTTGCTGGCGCAAAGTTGGATGAGGCGATGACATCATCGCAATTAACCTACATCGATCGTCTTGGTGGTGAACATATAACCTATGCAGGGTTTGAAAGTAAGGCAAACGACACAATTATCGCCGTGGGTCATAGTGCGGCGGTATCTCAGAGCATTGTCAGTGCTTCGGCACAATCTGCAATTCAGGATATTAATTTCACTGTCACTCAAACCGCTAATGATGCTGCCGTTGTTCTGGCCGGGCTCGGTTACCTACCGCCAGCGCCGTTCAGCTCTGGTTTGTCCGTCAGCAGCACACGCTTTACTGTCACATATAACGGGAATACCTATGCGGCAGTAGCTGACAAGGTACCCTTTACCACAACATCAACGTTTGACGGTTCACAATGGCGTTTGCTTGCTGGTGTCATGAGCGGTGACGTCATGACGATTGTTGACGCTGCTGATACTGTTGTTCATGTGATGCCAGGCCCCTCTGGCAGTCCGGCTACAGATACAGCCAGATTACAGGCCGCGCTTGGAAAGGGTGGAACCATTTATTGTCTTATCCCGGGCACGTATTATTACAGTTCTACAAGCACAATTCGCAGCAATACCCGGCTAGTCATTGGCCATGGAGTGACCTGGGAAAAAGATATTAATTCTGTGTGGGGGCCATTCCTGCAGAATGCTGCGTACGGAACCCCCCGGCGTGCTGTTACGAGTATGACAGTATCAACCACATACAGCGATCCGTGGAAAGATAATGTCAGCTCAAGTGGTCTGGCGGCATACCTCAATATTGCCTGCACAGGACATGGTTTCTCTGCTGGCGATTATGCGGCTTTTTACGGAGCAGTTGAATTCGGTTTCGATGGCATTATGAAAGTTGTCAGTGTAACTGATGACGATAATTTTGTGGCAGAGGCACACAACCTGCCGAAAGGAACATCCGCCACTTATGACACCTGGGCTAATGGCTTATTTTGCTTTAAAGCTGATGAAAATATCAGCGTAGAAATCTATGGCCGTCTCGACGGGAAATGCACGCAACTGAAAGCCAGTGGCGAGCCGTCTGACACTATGAAACTCTACCTCATGGGGATGATTTTTCACGGCATTATGAATGGCAGTCTGTACATAAACTCCATTCGCCGCATGCGCAAATATTCAGCGCTGATTGCTAATGTGCGTAATTTCGTCGTGCCGTTTGCGAACATCGATAACTATTCAGATGGTCTGCACTTCATGCCCCCGTATGTTGGTGTACATATCAAAACGATCGCCGGCGCAGGGGGAGACGACATTTTTGCGCTAACCGGCGGTGATTTTGCGCATTATGAAATCAGCCGCGGACACGGGTACGACATTACGTGTGACAAACTGAATCCGCAGAATGCATTATGTGCGGTTAAAATCACAGGAAATGCGCCGTACAGATTCTGGAATATCAATATTGGTGAGATTACCGGACTGACGCAGGCTGATGCGATAAAAGCGATCTGGGATACGAACCTGACATATACAGCAATCGGGACGCTGAAAATAGGCCTGTTTGATTGCGCTGTCCAGCTTGGTTCCGGGTTAAGGTTGACAGCAGATGAAACAGATTCTGTGGTCATTGATGAGTATGTTATTTCTCATAAATCGACTGGCGGGGGGGACATTGCCGTTGGTGATTCATCAAGAAATAATGTTGCAATAAAATCTCTCATCGTACGCAACGTCAGATTAAAAACACCGGATGTTGCTGTTACCCGGTTTCTGCAACTTGGTCGCGCGGCTGAAGTGGGTTATGTCGATATACATTCAGGTTGCCTTGATATTTCCGCGCTCGGCTCCGGGTTTATTTACAGCAATGGTGCAACGGATACCCTCGCAGCAAACAAAACCAGCCGGATCAAGCTCAGCGGGAAAATTTCCGCGCCTTCTGCAAATTACGTGGTGATGTTCCTCAACGGGATGAATGATGTGATTGATGTGTCAGAGCTGGATTTTGAAGGGTTTGCGAACCTTATCCGGACATCTAAAACCGTAGCTCCCTGGAAAAAGGACCATATTGATATTAATGCGCGCGGTTTGCGTGCATACGATATCAACCGTCTCTTCACGCTATACGCCGGGAAATGGAAAATTGGTTTCAGCGGCGAAGTGCTTACGCCAGGGGCGGGGAAATTGACACCCATTTTCCTGGGTTATAACACCACGTTACATATAGACGGCTATGCTCGTGTCGAAGGATCGTCAGAGTTAATGAAAACGACCAGTGGTAATTTCACTCTGGTTAACTCACTGGTTATTCCCACTGCAGAAGTCCCTGTTGCCGGGGATGTTGACCCGGTTATTCACTCATACGATAAAAGGAACCTGCTGCCTATGGTCTTTGCCACAGCTCCGCAAGCAGGTGAGGAACTGACAAATGCAGTGAGCGGTCAGAAAGAGAACAGGCTGAAATACGGTCATTTTGGCTGGGTTCCTGAATCCGACTGGAGGAACTATCAGGCGGCGAATGATGCAACGGCAGCAGTCTACCATCCACTTTTTGACAGGGGTAATTTCTGGCACGTTAACGGTATTACACAGAATGTCACTATTGCCCAGTCCACTGCTGAGTGGAGCGTGCTGAAAACGGGGGCGCGAGTGGCTGTGATGGTAACCCAGGATTCTGTCGGCGGCCACACAGTGACGTTCGATCCGGCAAACTTCACCTTTGGTTACACACCCGCGACGGAAGCCCCTGCCGGCACTACCTCAATGTACGAATTTGTGTACCAGGGGGGAGGGAAGTTTTACAGTATGTTACCGAACGTCTGGTCGTAACAGAAAGGCACTGCAATAGTTAGTTATTGAAGGGGTAAGTTGCCTATGATAATTTACCCTTTTAATAATTTCAGTGTCTTTCTGAAAGGATTGTTGTGTGACTTTTTTAATTTACTCATTGCTCTTTTTAGTTATGGTTTTTGGTAATTATTATGTATGCCAACGAATAGGGGTAACAGAGAACACATACAAGTATCGGACGATGGATGGATTGAGGGGGATATGTGCTGCCTTAGTTATTTTCCATCATTTTTTTTGGAGGGATGGATCTAGCAGTGATTATTTTTGGTCAACTGATTATCTGAGCGCTAATGTAAAAGCAATTGTAATGCTCATAGGTCATCTACCTGTTGCTCTATTCTTTATGATTTCAGGTTTTTTGTTTTATTTTGTTGCTGCATCTAAAAAGCCTTTAATCCCTTTTTTCAAGGGGCGGTTGTTAAGGATCTACCCTCCTGTTGTTTTCTCACTATTGATTGCTATGTTCGGTTTGGTTATTGTCAATAGCGATAGCGCAATTTGTTCTATTGGGGTCTTTAAATACATGCCCACTCCTCTTGATTTTATTTCCGGTGGAGATGTTTGTGGGTTTAAAATGGGGCCTGTCAATTCCGGAATTCTCTGGACGTTAATATGGGAGTGGCGGCTTTATGTTTTTGTCCCCATTCTGATGGTGCTACTTGGTTATTTTAAGAATGAAATATTTGTTATGCTCGGTCTTTTTTCTCTTGTTTTCATGTTATGGCAGATCGGCTTTACCGATGAAAAAAGCGCTTCCTATATGATTTTATTTGTATCTGGATTTCTTACGGCAATTTTATCTAAGAGGGAAATATCAAAAAAAATAAGTTTATCATTGTTTTTAGTTGGAATTTTCTCATTTGGTGCTTGCCTCTTTACAATCAGGCATATCTATAACCCTGTTGTTGCGATATCTCTTACACCTATATTTCTTTCAATAGCGAGCGGATTCTCTATCTTTGGATTGCTTACTAGCAGGGCGCTTCAGCTTCTCGGGGTGACTAGTTTTAGTGTTTATCTGAATCATGGTGTTTTCCAGTTTATATCAAAACATTATCTGTATGATTTTGGTTTGTATATTTGGCAAACAACTTCAGTTGTAATGATTGCGGTCGCTGCTCCATTTTTATATAAATACATAGAATTGGCTTTTCAGGTTAAAAAATCCTCACATTCAGCGGTGATCGCAAATCCATAGAAAACAGAATATTGCGGCTGTCATGAAAATTGATAGCCGCTCTCTCTTGATCTTCAACTTCAACAAAACTACTGTATATAAAAACAGTATTGATGAGAGGTTCAGATCATGCCGCGTTTGTACGAAATTGAGGTCGCCTGCCGCAATGCGATCGAGATACAGCCTAACGGCCGGCGCATCCTTACTACCCGGCGATTTCTGCAGGAGCTGGAGCGGTATAACTGGCACTGGTCGCCACGGCAGGCCAATCAGTGGATAGAGGGCTACGTGACGACATTCCGGGACGTATCTACTGAGGAAGGCGACAACCGCACATTCCAGCTGTTCAACCCGAACGGAGGACTGTGATGGGCTTTCCGTCTCCAGCGACTGACTATATCGAGCGCAGGATCAGTATAACCAGTCTGTGCAATCTTGGCGCCAATACTCTCACAATCGAAACCAGCGACGGCTATGCGGTCATTGACGTGTCTCGCGGGCCTCAGCAGGGCGACACAGTGCTGATTAGCTATGACGGGCGCACTGAGTTCGCAAAGCTGATGGGGAGGGCGTTTATCACAGTTGACGGGGAGGCGATCGAGGGAGAGGCGCTCGACGACGTTGAAGTTGGCGGTGTGGTAACGCATACCATCATCGATTTGCTGAGTGATGAGTCGCCGGTTTGA